CACACGCCCGCGTGGCTTCGTCTCGCAAAACTGGATGCGCACGCGGACGCGCTGTCCGCCCTACCCGAAATCACGGCGATGACCGCAATCCCATCCGTCCGAGGCCCTATAGAGGCGGCGAGACGCGCTGCGGTAGCCGCCGGGGCTGCCGCCAGGGCTGCTGCCTGGGCTGCCCGGGATGCATCCCGGGATGCTGCCTTGGCTGCTGCCTGGGATGCTGCCGGGGCTGCTGCCTTGGATGCTGCCCGGGCTGCTGCCTGGGATGCTGCCTTGGCTGCTGCCGGGGCTGCTGCCTGGGCTACTGCCCGGGATGCTCTAAAGCCCACCCGCGACTTTTTAATCCGATCCGTCGCCAACCTGGTCGAGCGGATGATCGTAGCGGAGGCTTGAGATGACCGATTACGATGCGCAGACCGGCGAGATTATCGAGCAATCCCGCGCGACCGTACCGGCGCCGGTTGCCGAGAGCCGGCAACAAAACCCGATTTTCGCCTCGCCGGAATGCGCCCAGGTCTTCGGCGCCCTCTGCGCCATGCAGGGAGTGTGCGAGGCGCCGAAGCGGACCAAGGAAGCGAAGGTTGCCGGCAAGTCCAGGGGCGGCTCAGACTTCAACTACAGCTACAAATATGCGCCGCTCGAGGAAATCTACGAGACGGTCAAGAAGCCGATGGCCGATGCCGGCCTGGCGCACCGCCAGTTCCTCGCCTCGCGCAGCGGCGCCTGGGTGATGCGCACGATCATCGCGCACCAGAGCGGCGAGTGGTTCGGCTGCGACTATCCGATCTTCTTCGACGAGAGCCGGGGCGCGCAGGGCTTTGCCTCCGGCGTCACCTACGCTCGCCGCTACGGCCTCATGCTGGCCCTCGGCCTCGCCGCGGAGGACGATGACGACGCCAATGTCGCGACAGGCAACACCGCGTCGATCGCGCCAGCTCGGGCGCGCGCCGCGTCGCCTCCGCGAGAAAGTCAGCCGGCGACCAACGGGAGCGCGCCCCAGCCGCCTCCGCAACCCGATATGGCTGAGGCCAAGAAGCAAAGCCTCGCCGATCACCAAGCGCTGCTGAAGGCCATCGATGCGGCGATGACGGTGCCCGACATCGACGCGATCCTGCGCAGCGCGGACTGGACGCAGCTGCACAGCGACATAGCGCGGATCGAGACTGGGGAAATCGCGCTCAACGTGATGCGCAAGCTCGCCGAGAGGGCGGACAGGCGCAAGACGCTGCTGCTGCACGACCGCGACGAGCTGCTGGGCTACGGAGGTGTCAGATGACCGACCTATCGAAGGCCTCCCTGAGGGTATGTCCGTTTTGCGGCGAGGCGATGCAGTTGCGAGCCGCGCTATGGCCGAGCGGGGGAGATACGGACTCCGTCATCCACGCCGCGCCGACGCACTGCCCGATGACGGACTTCAACAACCGCACTTTCGACCTGAGTGTCGTTGACGAATGGAACCGGAGAGCAGACCCCGAAGGTCTAATCGCGGCGCTGCGGGAAGCGCTCGAATTCCAGAACGAAGACTCGGAGTGCCTCGTTACTGACGATGATACCTACGCCGCTGCATGCCCGGACCGCCGCTGCAGGGTCCGCGGCTGCATGGTTCTGCGTGTCAACCGCTGGCGCGCCGCGCTCGCCAAGGCGGAGGGCCGGGAATGATCATCGTCGAGAGCCGCATGCCGCAGCATCGCGCCGATGAGCTGGCCGATGTCCTGCTCTGCCGCCGGCCGCTGTGGTGGCGGCTTGCCGAGCCCGCTCTGCTGGCTGCCGGCTTCTTCGCCCTGGGTGCCGTCTGGGGCGTGATCTGGGGGATGGGATGAAGCCCGAACGCTTGATCCTGGGCGGCTCGGTCTCGCGCGGCCTGTATCGCTATAAAGTTACCATCTTCAGAATGCTCATGTGGACGCTGCTAGGCGTCCTGCTGGGCTTCGTGTTGTGGCGGATATTTCTGGCATGACCCCGGAAGAGCGCATCGAGGCGCTGATCGAGATGGCGAAGGAAGCCGACGTCTCGCCGTCTGCGGTGGAGCGGATCAAGAAGCTCGGGCCGTTCAAGGCTAGCGAGGCGGTGGACACGCCGGCCAAGCTCGACAAGCTTATCGAGGAATGGAGGAAATCGAAATGAACCAGCTACCGCCGCTCAAGGCATGGATCGTTGCCGTGCTGTTCCGAGACCCCGACAAGCTCGCCGGTATAATCTCGGCCAACGCCATCATGGCGCCCGACGCACATACGGCTGCCTCGATGTACGCGAGCCGCGTGGTTCAGCAGAACGGCCTCACTATCCCGCTCGACTCGGTGACGGTCGACGAGCTGCGGCCCGAGTTCATGCGCTCGGCGCTCAACGGCGGGCGCGACGGCCAAGTGGTGCCGCTTCAGGTGGTGCAGGCCGGCGAGCCGGCGGCGGAGCCGGAGAAGGTTGAGTGGGACGGGAGGCCGCCACCGATCGGCTCTTAAGCAAGAGCCCTGGCATGTCTAACTTCACGCCCGTCTGCTGGCTCGACACCTGGAAGCTCGCCTGCTCCCTAGAGGCGCGCTGGGGGCTGTTCGATGCCGAGACGCCGGGCCTCCCGAAGACGATCATGCTGCGGGCACCGCGCAAGGGTGCGGACCCGGAGGACGGGGCCGCCTATGTGCGGACCCGCGAGTTCTCGCGCTGGGAAGAGTGCCGCAACGTCGTCGAGCGCATCCGGCGCATCGCCGTCGCCACGGTCGGCGAGATCGAGTTCGGCCGCATCTTTCTCGAATTGCTGCCGGCCGGCGCCGTGCTGCCCTGGGAACGGGCGAGCGGCGGCTATGCCGAGAAGTTCCTGCGCGCGCACCTGGCGCTGCGCAGCAACCCGCAGGCGATCATGCTGAGCGGCATCGAGGGTGCCTGCCTGCTGCCGGGCAACCTCACCATCGTCAGCCGGGCGATGCCCTGCTCGGCAATCAACCTGGGCCAGGCGCCTAGGGTGCATCTGGTCGCGGACTGGAGACGGAAAGCCGACGATCAGAACTCCAGCCCGGCGACGTAGCCAAGCTCCTGAAGCTGGGGGATTTCGCGGCTGAGGCGCGAGCCGATGTCGGGGCGGTAGTAGGGCGTCTCCGGCGCCTCAATCCGCCTTATCGTGCGGTAGGCCGAATCGCGGGCCTGGCGCACCGTCGGCGCCGTCCCGGTCGCCACCAGCACATAGTCGCCCGCCGTGGCGTAGCACGCCTCGCCTTCGAACTCTCCGGCCATCGCCTGCGCAAAATGGATGTCGTTGACCGAGCGGGCGTCGACGCCCCACAGCGGCACGCCGACGACTTCCTCCTGCGGCTTGCGGCTGTACGGCCAGTCGCCGATCGCCAGCACGACGCCGACGGCAACCTCGCCGTAGCGGTGCGCAGCCTTGGGCGGCTTGTCGGCGAGGAGGCCGGCCAGGAACTCGATCGGATCGACCGCGAAGAGCGCCTGCTCGATGTTGAAGGCCGGCCAGCCGCAGCGCATGGTGAATTCGAGCGGCCAGGGCGTGCCGTCCTCGTCGACGATGCAGTTGACGTCGACATTGCCGACATAGCCGAGGCGGGCAAGCTGCGGCTCCAGCGGCGCCAGCACCTTCTCCGCCAGTTTGGAGCGCTTGACGTAGCGCATCACGGTGCCGGCCTCGCCGCAATTGATCCCGATGTCGCCCGCACCGATTTTCTTGAACTCGAAATTCTCCTCCCATCCCTCGGCAAAGCCGCCGGGACCGAACCAGGCGCCGACGGCGGTCTCGATGCCGCTGATCTTCTCCTGCAGGATGAATTCGAGGCCGGGCCGCTTGCCGGTGAGGCGCCATTTGTTGAGCTTCCAGCGCAGCCCGGCGGCGCTCTTCGGCACGTGGCTCAGCCCCTTGTCGTCGCATTTGCCGGACGGTTTCGAGACGAAGGGGCGGTCATTGCGCCCGACATAGGCGATCGCCTCGCCGTAATCGGTGAAGCTGCGGAACGGCGGCGCCGGGATGCCGGCGCGCTTGAAGACCGCCATGCCGAGCGCGCGGTCGCTTTCCCAGGCGGCGCTTTCCGGGGTGCCGCCGATGATCGGGACGCCCTTCGCGCGCCACGCGGCGAACTCGGTCATCGCATAGTCGTTGCCGCCGAGGATGACGAGATCGGCCCACATCATCGAGCCGCGCCAGTCGGCGGCGCGCGTCACCAGCCCGCGGCCGTTGGGCATCTTGTGCTGGTCGTATTCCTTGAGGAAGTAGCGGCACTCATGGCCCTGCGCCTGGGCGCGGATCGCGATGTCGAGGAGCCCGTCAGCCGTCCGCTCGATGAAGAGGACGCGGCCCATCAGTGCGGGTGCGTCAGCGGTTCCATCGGCGGCCCCTGGAGGCCGAGCTGACGCGCCGTCCAGTTCCACAGGCTGTTCATGTCTTTTTTCTCCGCGGCATAGCCCCGGCCGTGGCGGATGACATCCTCTTCCGAGGGCAGAGTGACGGGCAGCGTCTCCTCAGCCAGTACGCGGCCGGGACCGCGCCTGCCGGTGATCATGTCGAGGATGTCGCGCGCTTGCGGGGCCGAACCGAGGAGGTGGTGGCCGATCTCGACCGCCGCATGGTCGGGGCGTCGCGGATCGTAGATCGGCTTTTTGGCATAGAAGTCGGTATTGACCCCTAGCTCCATCAGGTTGACGAGGCCGGGTGCCGGGGTGAGCAGGCTTTCCAGTTCCGAGGTGAACTCGCGCTGGCCTTGGGTCAGCTCAAGGTTCGTGCCGGGCACCTTGACCCCGCCGCCGGCCCCGCCCTTGTCGGCCAGCCAGGCCCCGGTGTCGATCGCCCCCTGGACGAGGCCCATCGAGCCGCCGCGCCGGATCGTCGCGTTCTCGTTCCCGGTTGCCTTGCGCAGCGCCGCCGTCAGCAGCGGGTAGCCGACAAAGATGCTGAGGCCAACGATCATCATCTGCCCGGCCGCCTCCAGCTTTTGCGCCGGGGTGCCCTTGACCATGCGGCCGACCATGTTGGCGTAGCCCTTGAAGAGATCATAGTGGTAGCCGGCAAAGACATCGATGTTGCGGTTCTGCATGATCTCCGACATCGCGCGCGAGCCCATAACTTCGGCAGGAATGCGCATGTTGCCGATGGTGCGCTCGGCTTCCTTGATCGCCTCCTCGCGCGACATCCCCTTGCCCTGCAATTCGAGGATGCGCTGGCGCAGGTAGACATCGTTCATCAGCCACATCATGTCGCTGGACTTCTTCACCACCCATTTGCCGAGTTCCTGGGCGCTCCTGAAGCCGGATAGCCGGGCGATGGGCTCCCATTTGCCGGCGTTGCGCTCGATCTCGCCGCCCATCGTCTTCATCATGAACTCGTGATAGTTGGCCGTCGCCGAATCGATGTAGCGGTAGCCGGCCCCGGCGCGCTGATCGGCGATGTAATCGGGTGCCATCGTGGCGACATCGTGGAGCGCGCGGAAGCCGGTCTTCATCAAGCCGGCCCAGCCGCTCGGCGTCAGCCAGTCCCAGCCGCGCGTCATGCCCCAGACGTTGAACAGGTTCCAATTGTGGTAGAGCGGGTTGAGCACGATCGCCCGCGTCAGCACCCGGTTGATCGCCGAGAACATGCTGTCGCCGCGCATCCCGGCGCCGTAGAAATCGTTGAGCACGTTGGCGATGCGCGGCTCGAAATGCCAGCCCTGAAGCTGCGGAATGTCGGTCGTGATCCACCGGCCGCTGATCGGCCGCACGCCTGGCGCTGTCGCAAAGCCGGACCCTTCCAGCCGCGGCTTCATCGATTCGAGGTAGTCGATGTTGCGCTTGACCTGCTTCAGCCGGATCACGTTGTCGAGGCTGTTGGCGAACGCGTTCTTGTGATAGCGCACATCGGTCGTTGCCTCGATGTCGCGCGTGGACATGCCCTCATAGGCGCGCTTGTTCATCGCGCCGGTAGTGCGGGAGAGCGAGCGGCGGCCCATCACGTCGCGCCCGCGCTGGCCCTCCATCCGGTCGTACATCGACCCCTTGTTCTTGACGATGCGGTGGATGTAGCCGTCGGTGTCGATCGGATAGCCGTCGCCCCGGATTTCTTCGAGCAGCCGGGCGCCTTCCTCGATGAGCGGCTTGATGATGCTGTCGCGGTAAATCTTCTCGCGCTCGGTCAGGGGCACCATCGAGTCTCCCTCCTCGATGTTGTGGTAGATGCGCTCCTGCGAGGAGAGGTCCATCGGGAACCTCTTGTTGATCTCCTCGACGAAGCGCATGGCGGTAAGCTTGTCGGGACCAAGCTGAGATTGCAGCTTGAAGAGCTGGTCCGCCTCATCGCGCGCCGCTTCCCGGCGCAATTCCTTCTCGACGCGGCCTTCGCGCACCGAGCCGGGTGCAGGCTTGGGCTGCGGCGGCGGGTCCGTCGTGACATGAAAGTCATGCGGCTGCGGCGGCGGCCCGCCCTCGCCGGCCCCCATAGCCGGTCCAGGAACGTTGCCCGGCGGCAGGCGGCCACCTCCACCGCCGGCATCGAGGGGCGGTCCCTGGTTGTGGCCGATGGGGGCGGGCAAGCCGGGCGTCTCGCCAAGCGGCGGCGGTTCCCGGCGCGCCGGCAGGCGCATGCCCGCGCTCATCGAGCCGGCCGGCGCGGCGCCGAGGACATAGGGCGTCACCGCCTCCGCCAGCTCGGGAATGCGGCCGGTCCACTCACCATGCTCCATGCCGAGGAGCGGCTTCGGCGGCTCGGCATCGGCCGCACGTTGGGCCTCGTCCCGCTGGATATCGGTCGAGCGGCCGGGCACGACGCCGGCCTGGGTCAGCAGACGGTCGAGGACATCGTTGCCGGTCGCCTTCGCGGGCGCCGGCATCGGCTGAACCAGCGCCGAGCCGGTTGCCGTCGCCGGCAGCGCGCCGGGCGGGATCGTCGGTGGAGGAGGAGGCGCAGGAGGCGGGGCCCGCTGGGGTGCGGCCGAGCCGACGCCGGCAATGGGCGCAATGGGCGCGGCTAGAGGCCGCTGAGGGGCCTCAAGCTGCGGACCCTGTACGATGGCCGGTTTTGGGCTTTCGCTCTCCTGGGGCCTCCCTGGGGCCGTGGCGAGCAGTTTGTCGAGGAGGGCCTGTCCGGCGCTCGGCTGTTCCGGCTTTTCCTCCGGCTGCTGGCCGTAGCGCGACAGCAGCATGTCGAGGATGAGGTTGCCGGTCTGGTCATTGGCCGGCTGCTGGTCGCGCTGCGGGGTGACGTTGACGTGGAGGCTGCTGCCGTAATGCCCCTCGGGCTGCAAGCTGTCCTCGCCGCGGCCGAAATTCTTGCGCCACAGCCGGTAGGCTTCATCCTCCGTCTGCGCGGCGAGGATTTGCGGCCAGGCTTTTGTCGCCTGCGGATCGCCGCCGGTGACTTCCGAGAGGGCGAAGCGCTGCTGGACAAACGGGTCTTGCCAGTCGGGAAGCCGCTTTAATGCAGCCTGGCGCGGTCCTCGCCACTGGTGCGTGCCGACCGCGCCCTCGCCGCCGCCCGCAGGATTGAAGGCAAGCGGGTTTTCGCCGCTCTCGACCTTGGCGGAGCGGGCGATGGCGGCGGCGACATGCGGCGGCACCCCGGCATTGTCGATCCACCATTGGGCAATCGGATCAGCGTCGGCCATCTATTCGACTTTTAAATATATGCAATATATAACTCCAATTAAAAATAAAGGAGGCAAGAAAATAAGTGCCAGCAATTCTACGAAGCCGATAAAATAGTCAATTTTTCTTTCTTTATATGCTTTCTTTTCCCAATTTTCCCTCTCCTTCATGTCCACTTTTGCTATTCCTTAATTTTATTGCGACGGGGCTGCGCCCGCGTCCGGCGTCGTGCCGGGCTGCTGCGGCTCGGCCAGCGCCTCGATCTGCTTGTCGATCTGGGCGAGGGCCGCGTAGAGCTTGGTGGAGTCTCCCGCCGACGGATTCTGAACAACGTTTCTGATCTGGTCGTTGAGAGTCTGCCGCTGGGCTTTTAGGCTCAAGAGCTTCTGCTTCGTTGCCGGATCGGGCGATTGGGCGAGGCGCAACATGAGCCGTTCCATCGCCGCATTGCGCGCCTCGTAAGCACGCTGATTTGCGGCGTTGATGGCCGTCGCCTGCTCGCGCTCGCGAGCGCCGATGGCGTCGGCCTGTCGGCCGGAAACGGCGTTGAGTCCGATCACTTGCCGCTCTCCTGCCGCTGCAATCTGATTGCCCTGCCGGTTGTCGACCGCCGTGATATTGGTGTCTTGCATAAGCAGCTTTGTCAGAAGAGCCGCCTGCTGCTGATCCGAGCGGTCGCCCTGGGCCATCTTGTAGATTTGTTGCGTCGCCCCCCAGATGTCTTCCGGGCTCGCGTCGGGCGCAACCTGCTTGATGCGCCGGGCGACAGCGGAAAAATCGACGTGATGATAGAACTGGCTCACGTCCATCGTCATGCCGTTGCGCAGCGTGACCGTCGTGCCGGGGTTGCCGCCTTGCGATTGCTGCTGCGGCTGTTGTTGGGGTTGTTGCGGCTGGGGCCGCTGTGGCGCGCCCGGGTCCGCCATGCCGCCCTGGTCGCCAGGTGCGCCCGAGACGCTGATATGCTGGCCGCCGGCAAACGGCTCGCGCGCCGCCTCGCCCTGCACCATCTGCTGCGGCGACATGCGGGTGAACTGCTGCGGCGAGGGCTGCGGCAGGGGCGATTGCGGCTGCTGGGGCGCGGAGGATTGCCCCGGCATCGGCGGCTGCGGTGCGGGTCCGGCCGGCTGGCCGGGCATCCCGCCCGGTGCCCCGCCCTGCTGTGGACCTGGCGCCTGCGGCATTCCGAAGATATTGCCGCCACCGCCAGCCGGCCCCTCAAGACCGGGAATGCCGCCGGCCAGCACGGCTTGCCCGGCGAGTTGGTTCTGCCGGTTTTGCGCCTGGATTTGCCGCATGGCGAGCTGCTGGCCCTGCATGCGCGCGGCGTCCTCGCGCCCCTTGATGTAGCCAGGGGCGAAGGCCGAGAGACCCGCAAGGAAGCCGCCGGCCATCAGGCGGCCGCGACTAGCGGGAGAAGGCCGGCGCCGGTATCGGCGAAGCCGCCGTCGCCGCCGGCAGCAGCCGCACTTCCGGAGCCGCTGCCGAAGCCGCCTCCGCCTCCGCTGCCGGCGCCCGCAAGGTTTGCTAGGCCGCCAAGGCCCTGGCCGAGGCCGCCGAAGATACTCTCGGTGTTTTGCAGGTTTTGTGCGTTGATCTGCGACTCCTCGGCGCTCGCGTTCTGGCCGAGGTTGAGGTAGCTCATCAGGTCGGACAGCACGGTTTGCGGCACGGTGTACTGCTGGTTGCCGGTGCTGACGCCCGACGACAGGGCGCTCAGGTCGTTGCCCTGCATCAGATTGTAGGTGCTGTAAGGCGCCGCGCCGGTCGAGACTCCGGTGCTGACCCCGGAGGTGCCGGCGTTGAGGCCGCCGCTGAAGTCGGTCGCCGCTGCGCTCGATGCCTGGGCCTGCCGGGCAAGCTGGTTGTTCTGCCAGTTGATGTCGAAATTGCCCAGCGTGTTCGCGGTATTGCTCGCGCCGTAGGGCGAGGAGCCGAGGCCGGCCATCGCATTCGCCACGTTGGCCTGGTTGATTACCTGGCCCTGCTGCTGGTTGAAGAGCGCCTGCTGCGGATCGAAGCCGGTGGAAAGCACCTGATTGCCGGCGGAGGTGAGCGCGCCCATGTCCTGCAACCCGGTCGCCTGGACCTGCTGGCCGCCGGCCGCGCCGCTCTCGGCGGCGCCGAGCGCCTGCTGCTGATAGGGATTGCTGATCGTGTTGTTCACCGCCGTCTGGACGGAGGGCCAGAAAAGTTGTCCCGGCGTCGTGCCGCTCGAAATCTGCCCCTCGATCCCCTGGAGGATGTTCTGGTAGTCGTTCGCGTCCTGCGACTGGTCGACAGGCTGGTAGTTGTCGGGCGTGGTGACGCTGGCGCCGCTCATCGCTGGACCACCTTTGCGTAAAGGGTCTCGATCGGCGTAAAGCCGCGACGCTTAAAAAACTCCCCGATCGAGGTTCGGTCAACCGCCTTGTGCAGCTTGCAATGCACGACGATCGCCGCCATCCCCGGCAGCGCCTCGACCGCGGCAAAGGCGTGACGAAACAGATCGAGGCCGGCCTTGCTCGAATGCCGCCACGCCGGATCGACATAGAAGTTGTCCACCGTCGCGAACAGCGAGTCGCAGTGGTGCGAGTGCGTGGCGACATAGAACGGGATATAGCCGATGAGGGTCTTGCCGGCGCGCGCGGTGAATACCTTGAACCTGCCGATCGCCTCGAGCCGCAGGTAGAGCGCGAAGTCGATCTTGAGCGGCAGGCTCTTGAAGACCGAAAGCTCCTCCGCCTGCTCGCGGATCATGTCGGCAAGGTTGGGCGAGGCCATCACATCGGCGACGCCTTCCCAGCCGTAGACGATATCAGATCGGCGGGAAGACGCCGGTCTGGTACCAGCTTTTGAAGTGGGCGAAGGGGATGGCGAGCTGGTCGAGGTCAAAGTTTCCCGTCTCGCCCCTGAATTGCATCCGGTCGCTACTCTGCCAGATCAGCCATTCCTTTGACCAGTCCGGCGTCGCGACGCCGTCCCAGGCCGGTATCCGCGGCTTTGGGGCATATTCTGGCAGGATGCGCGGGCAGGAGGCAATGAGCGAGGTGAGGCTGTCGGGCGGGTAAAGGCCGTAATAGGCGAGCGGGTAGCGGTCGACTTCGGCGCGCAGGCCGGCGATCCAGGTCTCGACCACATCGTCGGAGACTCCGGCCGTCTCCCAATCGAGGACCGCCCACCCGGGCCCGGCTTCCGACACGAAATGCTGGACCGTCGCGTCATCGTCGCTCGCCGTGAGGAAGGCATACGGCATCCACAGGATGCCCGCCGCCTCGGCGCCCTTGGCGTTGGTCTCGAATAGGGGATCGGTGCCCATGCCCTGGGTGCATTTGATGTAGGCGAACTGCACGCCGTCGGCGGCGGCCTTGGGCCAGTCGATCTTCCCCTGCCAATGCGAGGCGTCCAGCCCGATCGGATACGCCATTCTCGCCCCCTAGAGATGCAGCGCCGCCTTGAGCAGAAAGCCGGCGAGCGCGAGCAGCAGGCCGATCGTCGCGACTGCGGCCTTCCAGATCACCCCCAGCATGGTGTCGAGCTTGGTGTCGATCGAGTCGTAGCGCCGCACGCACTCTTCCTCGTGGCGGTTCTGCCGGCCGTCGATCGACGAGGCGATCTCCAGCGCGCGGGTGTCGAGCCGCTGCTGAAAGCTGGGGTGCGTCCTTGATTTGGTGACTCGGGGCATGGCTATGACTTCCATACCACACGAACGCATCGAGCCCGCATCCGTTGCATCAGCAGCCGGCCCCCACGTTGTCGACGATCGTGACGGGGGTGGTACTGGTGCCAGCGTAGGCGATCAGCTTGCAGGTGCCCGAATTGGTCCCGGCGACAGCTTCAAATTTGATGTTCCCGGCTCCCGGCGCCGTGCCGGAGGCCGCGACCTTCGGCAGCCCCACCTCGCCGGCCGCCAGAGTAGCGGTCGCCCCCGTCAGCTCAACCGGCCCCGATAGCGTCGACACCGCGGTGCTCGGCGTGTTCGTCCCGGTGGCCGAGAAGATATCGCCCGCGCCGCTTGCCATGTGGATGGTGTTGCTCTCGCCGGCCGACGCGCAATTCGCATCTCCCCCAGACCCGAGCAGCAGTACATGCGATCCCGTTTGACACGTGCTGCCGACGCTATATCCCAGCGCCCCGAAATAGGTTCCGGTCGTCAGGGCCTGCAGCGATCGTGACCCAAGCTGCGCTATGACGGAACCGCTCGTCAGGCTGTCCAGGCTCCAGAACCCAACGCTGGTGATGTCGTTGCCGCTCATATTGGAGCCGTTCTGCCCTCCCTGCGCCCCGACGAAGACCGACGCCGAACATGTCGTGCAGTTCATTCCGGCCTGATAGCCGATCGCCACGGTGTAGGACGTGACGCGCGCATTCAGCAGCGTCTGCGTGCCGACGGCGGTGTTATCAACCAAACCGGCCGCCGCGCCTTGCCCGAGAACGGATTGATAGCCGATCGCCACGTTTCCTATGCTACGCGTACCCGCCAGCGCCGCCACGACCTCTGACCCGCTTCCTGTTACAGATGGCGTTACCGTCAACTGCCAGCCATTGATCGTGCTGCCGGGGAAGGCGAAATCGACGGAAGCCGCCCCATCGGGAAACGAAGAGCTTGTCGCTTCGATGAAGTACGACGGGCCGCTGACATTAGCCCCCTCCGCCGCCAGCGTGCTCGCCAAGGCGCTGGCGATAGACGCGAGCGTGTCGCCGCCGATCACCGTATGCGACGCGCTGATGGGCAATCCCGTCACCGTCGACGGCGTGCCGCCCGAAGCCGCCACAGTGATCGAGACCACGTCTCCCGTCGTCGGAGAGCCCGTCAGCAAAACCCCTGCTGAATTTCCGTTGAGCGCCGCGTGCCCAATCGCAACTTCGGATGTATCGGGATTGCCGTGCGCCAGGGCGGCCTGCCCGACAGCGACTTCATTGCCGTCAGCCGTCTCATACGAGATGGCGTCTCGCATCGCATCATCGCCGACCGCAACCGCGCCGTCCGCCGTAACCTCGGACCCAAGCGCGTGCATCCCGATTGCGGTAGCATTTATTCCACTCGCAAGATATTGAGCCGCCCAAATCCCTAGCGCCGTATCCTCTCCGTTTATCACATTCAGCGATTGCAGCGCCCCCGCACCCACCCCCACCGATCCGTAGCCGCTGTTTTCCGTGGATGCGGGATAGGCGGCGCCAGCGTTAAATCCCAGGAAAAAACTCTGCGTGAAAGAATCCTGTATTGCATAGGGCGCCGACTTTACGAGCGGCAAGCTGATGCCGCCCCCGCCGACCACAAGGTTGATCTGCGCCTCAGCACCGCCGGGAATCATCGCCAGCGCAAGCATCAGCAGACCAAAGAGCGTGCGCGGCGTCATTGCCCGTATTTGCACGCGAAGGCATGAACACGGATCAGCATGATTGCACCACTCCCTGAACGACGACGATGGTTGCACCGCAGGTTTTCGAGGGGCCTTGCGTGCCGGCGATCTCAAAGGTTCCCGTGACGTTGAGCGTGCCGCTTGCGGTAAGATTGGCGAAGCTGCCATTTCGGCTGCCGTCAATCACTGTGGTGCCGGCGATTTGATATCCGCTTACCCCGTTGAAGTACCCGGAAAACGATATGATCCCCGTGCTGCCGATGGACGCTATCTTTGTGTCCGTTCCAGCCACCAGAGCATGAAACTCTAAAATTCCCGCCTCTGATCCAGAGGTAATGTTTGTCGGCACAGCAAGTATTCGAGAGAAATACTTACTGGCGCTGGCGCTGTTGCCGCCTTGGAAATCAATCTCCGACATAGCTGTGTTTGCAGTCACATTATCGGAACGAAAGAGGACTAAAAATTCTTCCGATCCGCTGCCGTAAGCGTAAACGCTGTGATTGACGAACTCGGCATAAGTCCCGGCGGTGACGTCGCCGAGCTTAACGATGCCAGATGTTCCGCCATTGCCTGAATTTGTCCCGAATAGCACGCTGCCGTCACTGAGGGGGGCGACATGCGCACATACCCAAGCGGCCGACGAATTGCCGATGATGTCGGAATTACACACGTCCATCCAAGCGACGCCATTATTGCCAAAATTGCCGGGCGATCCTCGCGGGATTAAATCGAGAGCAAGATTGGCATTAGTGCCGGCAGCGCTGGATGGGTAGAATGCCGGGACAGGAAAAGTAACTGAGTTGTTACCGTTTTCGAAAATGGTTTGCTGTGTAGACTGTGTACCAGAAACGCCGCCAGTTAGCGTCAAAGTCGTGATCGCGGGGGCCGTTGCCAGAACAACTGCGTCGCTGCCCGTGACACCATTCGAAAGGTTAGACGCGCTCGGTTGCGCGAAGAGTGGCGCGCCTCCCGTGCTGACGCCGGTCATAAATTGATTTGTCGGCGCGGTCGCCGCGTTGACGCCGCCAAGTGAGGAAGCGCCTGGCGGCGGAAGAATGTACGGCGGCGCCCCCGGGACGATATTGATTTGCGCCCCGGCGCCGCCGGCAACCGTCGTCAGAGCAAGAAGCAGGAGGCCGAAGAGGGTGCGCCGCATCGCATCATTGCCCGTATTTGCACACGAAGGCATGGCCGGTCGTGGCGGCATTGATCGAGAGAGCGCCGGAATGGATCGTGCCCGGCCCCTCGCTATAGGAGTTGCCGGCAGTCAGCTCGATCGACACGCCAGCCGTGGCCGAAGAAGTCCCGGCCGGATCGACAAACAGGCTCTCGGTGGCGGTCGAGGGATTTTGCACGAAGATGCCGCGCAGGGGCGCAGCGGGATTAAGCGAGACGGCGGTGCCGCCAGTGGCAACCTTTGAGGCCCCGCCCGTACCGCCGCCGAGCGAGCAGTTCTGCCAGCCGATCGGCCTTGCGTCGTATTGAACGTCGGCTTGCGCGGCGCCGGCAACCAGCGCAAGCGCCGCCGCCAGAGCCCAGAGGCGCATCAGGCCGTCCGGCCGCCCAGCGACTTCGGCGTCGGCGCGGTTCCCGAGCGCTCGGCACCGTCGTCGACCGAGCCGCCCTTCTTGTCCATCGACGCGTCTTCAAATCGTGGAGACTTGTTCTCCATGCCCTCGTGCATCACCGAGTGGCGCTTGCCGGGGCGTTCCATCTTCGCCATGAAGGCTTCTCCTACTTGATGATCTCGCCGCCGAAGAAGCCGCACACCACATCGGAGGCGGCGGCGGTGTTGGTCTGTCCGACGACGCTCAGCGGGATCGCCGAGGACGGCGAGAAGGTCAGCGTCCCTGCCGTAACGGTGTGGACGCCGAGGAGATCGACATCGGCAAGGTACTGGATGACCGGCGCCGCCTCGGTCCCGCCCATCACCAGGTCGGTGACGATGGCCCAGGTGCCGGTGTTGCTGGTCGAGGTGCCGGTGATCGCCACGTTGCCGGTCAGCGTCGTGCCGCCGGGGATGAGGCCGAGGTTCATCCCGATGGTCTTGGAATGCGATGTCGCGCCCAAGGTGCCCCACGCGGTCAGCCGCAAGCGCTGGCCCGCGATGCCCGAGATCAGCGCCATTGCGCTCGTGCCCGAGGCGGTCGCGGTTGCCGACAGGGCGAAGTTGATGCCGCTGCCGACCGGGGTGCCCGGGTTCTGGCCGGGGATCGGATAGGTGATCTGCACGAGGGTCGTGCCCGATTGCAGCAGCGTCCCGGCGCTGTCGAGGACGTAGATCGTGCTCGGCGGGGTGAACGGCAGCGGCGCGCCGGTGTTGCCGTTGAAGCCGGGAACGCTGGCGATGTCGAGGCCGGTAACGCCGGCAACCAGCGACGATCCCGAGACGATCGTCCCGCTGATCGAGGTGTTGTAGTAGCCGGCGAGAAAGCCGGGCGGCACCAGCATGGTCTTCAGCGTGTCGGAAGTCGTGTCCGACGTGTTGCCGACATTGCCGGGCTGGTTCTGCATCTGCCCGACGTAGCTGTTGAGCGTCAGGATGAGGCTGTTCTGGCGTGCCCGGATGTTCGCCGGGTCGGCGGGCGAGGTATCGAACGGCGTGGTAACGAGGTTCATTGCCGGTCCTTTCCCGGTGCGCCGATGGAACGGGGCTGCTGCCTCTTACTACAGATTGAACCGTTCGATCAAATCCTCGCTGACGCGGGCGATGACCTCGGGCCAGCTTTTAGGGCTTACCTGCTGGTAGAGCGTCATGCTGTCGTACCAGTGCGTCCTGCGCTTCGGCGCGCCGCGGCCCCACCGCCAGTCGTTGTTGAAGGCGATGAGGTTCCATACCGGAACGCCGAGCGCGCCCGCCAGGTGCGCCGTTGCTGTATCGACAGTGATCAGGAGGTCGAGCTGTTCGAGGTAGCCGGCGGTCGTTGCGAAGTCGTGGCACAGCGGCCCGAGATCGGTGATCAGCGTGTTGGCGAGGTTGCCGTGAATTTCCTTGGCGCGCGGCCCGACCTGGAGCGAGAAAAAAGAAATTCCCGAGAGGCCGAGCAGCGGCAGGATTTTCTCGAAAGCGATCGAGCGCTCGGCGTCGAGCGGGTGCGTCCCGGTTCCGGCCCAGACGATGCCGACGTTACGCCGGAAGACAGGAAGCCTCTCGACCTCCCCGGCAATGCCAGTCGGGACCGCGAAGCAGGGGGCTCCGCTTATCGTCTTTGGTGTGAGCCGCCCGGCCAGCGACGAGACGGGAAGGTGATAGTCACAGTCCGGCATCGGCTGCCCTGGCGGCCTAGGCTTAACGACGCCAGCGAGCAAGCGATGAAGCTCGCCTGGTACGTCGAGGATAACCTCCGCCTGACGCGCGATCTCGGGCAGGAACCGGGCGGCCATGATCGTGTCGCCGAAGCCCTGGTCGTGGTAAATCCAGATGCGCTTGCCCTTGAGGTCTTCGCCGTTCCACAGCGGGATCGGCACCTTGAGGATGTTCGGGTGATAGAGCTTGAAGCTGTTGTCGTAGCCAGGCCAGCCCTCCTCGTAGCGCCCCAGCCCCAGGAGGCACAGCGCCCGATCCCAGCCGATGACGAAGTTGTCGGGCTGCAATTCCAACGCGCGATCGAAGAACGCCAGCCCCTTCTCAAGCTCGCCGGCTCGATTGTAGATCAGCCCCAGGTTGTGAAAGATATCTGGTCGACCTTCTGGCGCGTGATGAAGAGCGCTGAACATCACGTTCAATGCCTCCTCGGTGCGCTCCAGCCCCATCAGGGTGCGACCGTAGTTGAACATGATCTCGAAATCATTAGGCGCGGCTTTCAGCGCCCGCTCGAAAGCAGCGCACGAGGTTTCCCATTTGCCCATGTTGCGCGCGACGACGGCGAAGGCATTGAGCGCGCGGGCGTGGGCCGGATCGATCCCGAGCGCCGCCATGAAGAGCTGCGCCGCCCCTTCCTGATCGCCGTCGCGGAGCCGGCCGAGGCCCATGTCATGCAGGCGATCGGCCTGCGAGGGGGTTGCCGGGGCGTCCATCACCACCACCTCCGGTAGCCGCGTTTCTTCTGCCTAACCTCGCCCTTGTAGACGGGGGCCATGATCCAATCCGCCTGACAGTACGGGCAGACCTGACGCAGCGGCTCGTCATGCACGCAGCGGTCGATAAGCAGATGGCTTGGCACGTCGTCGTCATGGGATTTTGGGGGATGCTTTGGGGGATGGTGGGCCGGCGCCTTGGCCCCTTTCTTGCCGCGCATCACTTCTGCTCCGGCGCGGGCGGGAACACCCATGCGACGCAGGCCGGTTCCTTGGCGCAGGCGATCCACCAGTCGCGCTGCTCGGCATAGGCCCCCGCCAGCATCTCGGCGTGCGACTGCGCGTAAAGCGCCTGACCGAGCTGGGCGCGCAACTGCACCGCCTCAAGGTTGCTTGGCGCGGGCGGCAGCTCGGCGGCGAACGCCACCGAGACCAGCACGACTCCGGCAAGAGTAAAACAACACCCCGCTATCTCGTGAAATACCCATCGCCTCATCTGCCGAGCCCTTCAAGTCTTCGCCGCAGGCCTTCGATCTCGGCCTGCTGCTCCTGCACCGCCATGATCAGCGGCAATACCAATTTGCCATAGTCCAGCGATTTGACGCCAGGGATCAGCTTCCGTGTGCCGTCGGCCAGCGTGATCGTCTGGTCGTCATGCGTCGCCACGATCTCGGGCAGCATCGCCGCGACGGCTTGCGCCGGCAATCCAGCCTGGCGACCGGCCTTCGCCGACTCCGCGTCGAGCCAGTCGAAGTGGCCGGGGTGGAGCTGCATGATCATCGAGAGGCCGGGGATGTCGTAATCCCAATCGTGCTTCAGGCGGGCATCCGAGGTCGAGCAGCCACTCGTCGAATAGGCGACGTTGTGGCTGCTTGTGCTGATGCACAAGGCTGCGTTGCCCGGCGAGGACGGCAGCGCCGTCGCCAGGATATTGCCGCTGAAGGTCGCGTTGCCGGTGATCGACGGGCTGGCGATCGTCGGCACGTTTGTCAGCACGATGTTGCCGGTGCCGGTAACGCCATCGGTGAGATCGGCCGCCGCCAGCGAACAGGACGAGCCGGGCGAACAACTCACTCCCGCAACCGTCGTCGGCTGGACGGTCGCGATCCCGCCCGATTCGCCGATCGTCGTGCCGTCCAGTTGGATGAGGCCGAACTGCGCCGTCGTCGCTATCTGGATGGCCGGCGCCGCGTCGCTGCGCATGAAGGTTGTAGCCGTACCGTTGATCGCGGCTCCGGTCGCCGTCGCGGTCGGGTTGGCCCCCAGCACCGCGGCGGCGGTCACGAACGCCGTCGTCGCAAGCTGTGTCGTGTTGGTGCCCGGCGCGGCGGTCGGCGCGGCGGGGATGCCGTTGAAAACCGGGCTCGCCAGTGGCGCCAGCAGCGTGTCCTGGCAATTGAGGAGGCTGGTGAAATTCGCCATGACCTGCGAGGCGTCGGCGATCGTGCCGTTGAGCAGCGTGTACGGCAGCGACGGGCAGGTCGACGCTCGGCCCGCGCCCGCAAACGACAGGGCAAAAAGCAACGCAAGGAGAAGACGGCGCATCACCAATTCCCCGTCAGCGTCTTGTGGGTGCCGGTGCCGCCGTCGCTGAGGCATCCGAGGGCCGTGGAGCCGGCGCAGATGTTGTTGACGATATCGTAATAGTCCGACGCGCCGCCATAGACCTGGACGCCGTAACCCGACGTGCTGCCTATGATGTTGCCGTTCACGATGAACTTGCCGACGCCCGCCGCAACCGAGATGCCGTTGCCGGTGCCGCCGCCGATCGTCGCGCCGGTGATGACCGCGCTGCCGCCCGCAGCGTTCGACAGCAGGACGCCGACGGGAGAAAATATGAAGCCCCCGACATATTGCAGCGCGCCGGTGAAGGTCGAGGTCGCCTGGATTGCCGCCGTACCGGCCTGGACGACCGCCCCGGCTTCGGTATCGAACAGATAGATGTAGGAGCCTTTGGTCAGGTCGACCGCCGCGCCGAACGATTGCGAGGGAATGCACTCGTCGCAGCGGAGGGCGACGGTGTTGCCTGTCGAAAGACTGTCCGTCGTGCAGATCGCGTGCGTGTAATTTCCGGTGATGTCGACCTGCGACCCGTAAACCTCGGCGGCCTGGCTGTCGAGTTGCCAGGCGCAGGCGCCGACCGGAGAGACGAGCTGCCAGGCCGCGGTGCCGTCCACGATGTCGACGAAGTAATTCTTCAGGACCGGAAACGAGCAGGAGGAGCAGGACGTGCCGGTCTGCACCAATTGGATATACCAGCCTTGCGTCGTGACGACCGTGCCGAGCGTCGAATACGCCGTATTCGCGGCCCACGCGTTGATCGTCAGGTTCCCGCCGGGGTAGCCGTAAGGCCAGTTGTTGTCGATCGAGGCGTGCTTCAGCCAGGCGCCGACCGCGCCACCGCCCTGGCCCTGGAACAGCACGCTGCCGTTGTAGCCGTAATTCGCCCAGACGTTCTCGTAGACCGCCTCGCCATTGGTTTGCAGGATCGCCACCGAGCCGCCATACGAAAACAGGTCGCGGACGAAAACATTGGCGGTGACCTTGAGCGCCGGATAGGTCGCGCCGAAGCTGTCGCTCGCCCGCATCGTCGCGCTTTCGGACCATCCCTTTCCCCAAAGGGTCATCTGCTCGATCTGGCCAAAATTCGCGTTGAGCGTGACCATCGGCGCGGTGTTGTCGCCGCACATGTCGAGGTTGGTCCAAAACCGGCCGGCGCCGCGCAGGATGACCGAGGAAGTGTTGACCACGATGCCGCCGACATTGGGGCTCGTCCCGTTGAGGCAGTAGACGCCGCCCGCGGCCGGGATCAGCACGACATTGTAGGGCGGCGCGAGATAGCCGGCGGCATTGATCGCGGCCTGGATGCCCGCCTGGGCCGACGGGCTGGTCGAGCCGTTGCCAAAGGCGCCGAACTGCCGGACATCCATCCCGTCGGAGGGGAAGGATGCATTTGCGCAGCCGCCGTCGGCCATCTTGATCTGCGAGCCGTTGTCGCCCGCGCCGGAATGCAGTGAGCAAGGGCTTGACGACAGGATGTAGGTGAGCGGCGGCGCGTCGCCCGGCGTCGCGTAGCCGAGCCGCGTCACCGAGAAAAACTGCGTCGAGGGCAGGAGGCTGACCATCGTGGTGTTGAGCGCAAACGGCAAGCCGACCTGCGAGGCGCCCATGAAGAAAAGGCCGAGAAGCGCAACCAGCGCCATCGTCCAGCGGCGATCGCGCAGCACGCCGAAAGCGAGGAAGAGCGCGAAGAGGCCGAGGACAAGAAACTCGCGCAGGATCGGCGAGGCGAGATTGCCGAGGAACGCATGGATCATTCGACAACCCACTGATTGAGGGTCGCGGAATAGCGGAAGGTCACGCTCTCCCCCGGATTGGTCAGAACAAAGCTCGCGCCGCCGATGCCGATATCGACAGCGGCGGTGACGGTCAGCGCATAGGCGCCGCTGTGCAGCAGGTCATCGACGGTGTGGCGCTCGCCGTCGCTCGGCGCCAGCGGCAGCGCGCAGGACGAGACGCCGGGAATCGTCGGCTGCCAGATGGTGACGGTCGCGGTACAGGCGAGCCCGAGCCCGGCGGTGGCGAGGACGCTCACTGCCTCCTGCGCCGGCAGCAGGTCGCCGAAGGGAAGCTGGGTCGTCTTGCCGCTCTGGATCAGCGCCAGCACGTTCGCGCTCGACGGCGGCAGGGTTGCCGGCGGGGCGGTCAGCACCGCGTCGGTCCAGGTGATCGAGACCTGCGCGCGCGCCGCCGCCAGCGGGAGGAGCGCCAGCAGGCAGGCGAGGAAAAGACGCCTCACAACCCCACCTCCGGCACGCCTTCGTCGCTGGTCAATGGCACATCCTCGTCGGAAAGCAGTTGGCCGGGCAGGACGCCGGTCATCGTCGGCAGCAGCTCCTGAAGGATATAGCTCAAGACCTGGTAGCGCATATAGAGGTTGCCGATGCGCAGGCTCGCCGCCGACACCCCCGTCACCATCAGAATGAGTTGCTTGAAGACCAGCGGGACATGCCAGTTGATCCATTGCTGCTTGAAGGTTCCCGCCGAATCGCTCCACGCAGCCTGCCCCCAGATGAATTGCCCCCAGATTGTCGGCGCCCCGGGCTGGGCGACCGTCGTCTGGTCGAGCAGCCCGACGCCGATGTCGAGGGCGCTGAGGTTGAGGGTCGCGCCGCCGGGAAGCTGCGTCGCCAGCGTCATGTCGACGAGCGAGTTGACCGCCACGTCGCCGGTGTCGGGCAGCGGCGGCGTGGTCCACGCCCAGGCGAGGTTCGCCCCGTTCTCGGTATAGACGGAGACCCCGGACTGATACACGTCAGTCTGATAGACTTGACCGTTGATCCCGGTCTGGGCCGCGACGAAGGTGGCGCCCCAGGCCTGAAGCTGGCTCGATGCGAAGGTGTGCGGCCCCGACCATATCTTGCGCGCCAGGTCGTACCAGTATTCCGCGGTCGGCTGGCCGGTCGGGGTCAGCGCCTCGGCGGCAATCCGCAGCACCCCGACATTCGCCGCGGCGCAGGTTCGCGATGGGTGCGGCGCGTTGATGAACGGCACCGACACGCCGCTGCCGGCAACGCCGACGACATCGGAGACCTGGCCCGAGAAGTTGACGTAGCGCAGCCCTTGCGGCGAGATGAAGGCGAGGCCGAGCGAGCACGGCACCAGCGACAAGGGCGAGAGCGTGCCGGTCGCCATCGGCAGCGCGTTCATCTCGAGGTTGCTGGTCGCCGGGTCGCCGGTGATCTGCTGCATCTTGTCGATGCCCTCGAAAGCGATGAGGGCCTGGACGATGCCGCCGAGGATCGTGTTGAGCGGCAGCGGCCCGATCGCCGTCACCGGCAACCCGTCGTTGGTCAGCAAGACCTGGACGGAAGGGTTGTTCGATATCTGGCAAGGGAAGCCGCTGTCGGAGAAGGGAATGCCGTCAAGGCCGCAGGCGAAATAGGCGCGGCCGTTGAACTGCGCGACGCCAAGCGGCACCGAGGGGAGGTTGTTGATGTTCGTGTCGCCCGCGCCCCATTGCGGTGCGAGCGGCGTCCCGCCGGTCACCGTCAGGCCGGTCCCATTGGCGGTTGCCGTGGCGTTCGCCGAGAGCGTAATCGTCGCCCCGGAGAAGGTGACGGCGACGCCCGAGGCCGAGGCGGTCGCGGCCTGGGAAAGACCCACCGAGCTCGACGAGTTGATCATCGTGACGGTCGTTCCCGTGGCGATGCCCTCACCCGCGACGGTCTGCCCGACCGCAACGCCCGCCGTGCTGGCAAGGCCGTTCAGCGTCGTGTTCGAGTTTGTGGTTCCCGTCGTATCCAGCACGAAGTTTTCCGTCGAGAGCGCCGTCGCGCCGGCCGGGATGCCCGAGCCGATCACCGTCATGCCGGGCTGCACGCCGAGGATTTCGGGTGCTCCGGTGATCGTCGGCGAGCCGCTGGTGGTATTGCCCGTCGTGCCGACGATGAAGCCCGACACGTCGAACCAGCCGAACTTGAGCGGGCCGCCGGGGAAGCCGGGATGGCAGACGATCACCCGGTTGCCGACCTGCGCCAGGATCGGCGGCACCCAATCGCCCATCGAGGGCGGCGAGGACGGGACGTTGCCGGCGGTCACGCCGGTGACGGCGAGGAACGTGTTGCTGCCGAGGTTGAAGGCGAAGGGCTGGTCGTAGCCGGGGTTGAGCGCGGTGGCGATCGTGCCGTAAAGGATGTTGCCGACGACCAGCGCACCCGAGATGAAGCCGGGGTTTTCGAGGCTGCCGGGGAAGCCGTTGACCGCAACCGCGCCCGGCCGGCACACCCACACCTTGTCGGTCGAGGGGTCGGGGATCAGGTTCGCCAATTGCTGCATCGCGCCGGCAAAGGCGTTGCTCCCGTCAACGGCGTCGGAGAGACCCGTCGGCCGGAAGGTTACGGGTTTGGCTCGGCGGAGCGGCATCGCGCCATCCTACCGTTTTCTCACCAACCTATTTTCTTCGTGTTCGGCAGGGTCGAGAAGGCCCGGCCGAAGGTCCGGCGGTCGAGCTGCACCGATTGGGCGCGGCTCGTCTTGTCGCCCTCCATCCGCTGGTACTCGGCAAGCCGCCTGCCCGCCCGGCCCGGTTGGCGCGAATCGCCGATGAACTCAATCGTGCGACTGTCGTCGGTGATCTCCATCAACCGGCCGGCCAGCTCCTCGGTCAGGTACGCGTCGTCGGGAAACCACGGAAAGGCTCCGGCATTGACCTGGGCCTGCGTCAGGTCCGGCATCTGCCGCTGGTAGCGCAGCATCACCGGGTAGGCGCCCGAGGGCGGCGGATAGGCGTAGCCGATGCCGGGCGTGCCGAAGACCAGCGAGGCGCCGGCAACCGTCGCCGTCGCCGGCAGCGACAGCGAGCAAGCCCCACCCGAGGCGGCGGTCACGACCGAGCCGGGCGCAACGCCGGTGCCCGCGACGCTCTGACCGATGGCCGGGGTTGCCGTCAGGCCCGCCACCGCCTCGCTGCCGATCGTCAGGTTGCCCGTCGTGTTGATCGAGACCGCGGCGACGCTCATGTCGGTGGCCCACAGCCAGGGATAGGACTGCATCCCCGCCTGCTGGACCTGGATGTCGAACTCGGCGAGGTCGACCGGGATCATCGGATAGGGCACGCCCTGGAGATACCAGATCGAGGATTTCTGCCAGCCTTCCGAGCCGGAGGAGCCGGAGGCGCGCAGGTAATCCATCGGCAGGTAATTGGGGCCGGAGATGATGATGTTGCCGTTGGCGACTTGCGTCAGGTTTGTGTTGAAGACGAAATTGAACTCGCCGCGCGCGAGGGTCCAGTCGTCCTTCAGGCACAGGTCGGAGAGGATGGCGTTGAGAAAATCAAGCGCCTGGACCGTGTATTGCGGGCATTTCGCGATCTGCGTCGCCCGCGAGATGATGCTGGCGGCAGACCGCGGCATCGCCTACTCGGCCGCGGCGCGGAGCGGCGGCCCCCTCACGATGCGGCGACGGTCTTCAAGGTCGGCGCGGAACTTGACGAGGTTGTCCTTGAGCTGATCGAGCGCCGCCCTCGTCTGGTCGCGGCTCATCCGCGCTTGCGCCGGCAGGCTCTCCACGCCGCCGCGGCGCACTTCGGCGCGAGCCGACAGCTTCTCTTCCTCGGCGACCAGCAGCTTGCCGTGCTGCGCGATCTGGTGCTCGCAGGCGGCGATCTGGTGCTCGATCTGCGGGATTTCGAACTTGGCCTTCTGCCGGTCGAGCGCGGCGCCGATGGTGTCGAGGCGTTCGTCGAGCTCGTCCTGGCCGACCGTCGCATCGGGGAAGAACTCGGCGGCGAATGCCACGCCGTTCCCGGCGCTGTACTCCATGCGGATGCGCATCGCCGGGACGCTGGTCGGGATCGGGTCGACCACCGCCACGGCCTCGCCTTTGCTCCTCGGCATCAGGCGCCGCCGACGGCGTGCGCCGCGGTGCCGGTCGGCGAGCCGCCGGCCGCCGTCATCCACACGCCGCGCTGCTGGTTGTAGAAGTTGCGGCGCTGGCCGTCGATCTCCGACTCGTGCCGCCAGCACTGCGATTCGATGTCGCGCAGCGTCTCCATCTGGGCGCGCGTGACGCGCACCGGCGTGCCGTGGAAGAAGAGGCGGCCGTCGAGCAGGATGTGCGGCCGGCCGCCGTACTGCGAGCCCCAGGCGGAATGCTCCTTGACCGGCAGGTTGACGGTGTGCAGCACCTCCTCGTTCAGCCGGTCGTCTTCCGCCTCGGCGATGTCGTCCTGAGTCGGACCCAGGCCGGCGGCGCGGCGCGCTTCCTCCAGCGCGGCCCGCTTCAGGAGCGCGATCTTCTCCTGCCTCAGCTCCTCGGCAACCTGGCGCCGGGCCTCGGCGCGGATCGCCTCAATCTCAGCGTCGCTGATCTCCGGCACCAGCGCGCGGACCTCGGCATCGCGCGTCTTCAGCACCTCCTCGGCTTCCTCGATCTCCCCGTCCTCGGGATCGTAATCGTCGGGCGGCGCCGGTTCCGGGTCAATCGGGGCGCCGGCAACGGCCTGGGCAAGGGCGGCGCTCCGGGCAGCCTCTTCCTGCGCCGTCGGCTTGGCTGGGGCGGGCGGGACGGCGGCGCCCTGGGCAGCCGCCTTCGCGGCAGCCTTGCGCGCCTTGGCGGCGGCGGTATAGGCCGCGCGCTCCTCCTCGGTCATCATGTTCCAGCTCGGCCGGTAGTTATCTCCGCTCATGTATGCGCTCCCAGGTAATCCCTGATCTCTGCGGCATTCTCCAGGGTGAAGCAGATCAGCGCCCGGATCATCAGCTCCAGAGTCTCCTTCTCGTCATTGCCGTCGCAGATGGCAAAATTCGTGTCGAAACAGAGGCCGCGCCCAACCCCGACCATGATGCGGCGAATCTGGTTCGTCGGGTCGGCGGCGTCCGCCTCGGTCAACACGCGCACCTCCAGGCCGCGGAGCAGGCGTGCGTTTCGCGCCGGATCGTACTGATAATTACCGAACGGATCGGTCCGCCAATTTATCGCGATTAAACAGCCGTCATTAACGCCCGTCGGCTCGATCCCGATGGACGCCTTGGTTTCCGTCCGCTGGGTTATGCTGGTCATTGAAAGCCCTCATGCCGTCAATTCCTTAACCGTCCACATGACGGCCTCTTCCAGGGCAGTAATGCCCAGACTTCGATACCGGCCCGGCTTCACCTCCTCAAAAAGCGCCAGAAGCTCATCTGCCTTGCCCTTGATCGCGTCATGCAGCGCCTTTTCCTCGCCAGTCAGCGCGCGATAGCGTGGACGAAACCGGGAAGGCTGAATATCCCCCGCCTGCCGCTTATCTGTCGGACCTTCAAAAACATGCTCGGTGCGTTCGCTCATAAACCTCTTCCCCCTAGGTGAATGTCCAGGCCGAGCCGGCATACGCCACGGCCTCGTTCGGCACAAGGATGATCTCGCCCGAGGGGCCGACGCCGATGTAGTCGTTGGGCAGCAGGTTGAGATACCCGCGGTTCGGCACGTAGAGCGTGCCGAGGAGCGAGAAGGCGTTCTGAAACGGCTGCAGGGCGACGACGATGTGGACGCCAGAGGCGGTCGCCGTCGCCGCGGCGCTCAGCGTCAGGCTCGTCGCCCCCTTCGCCACCACGATCGCACCCGCCGGAATGCCCGAGCCGATGATGAAGGCGCCGAGCGGGATGCCGGCCAGCGTCCCGGCCGAGAAGGTGTCCAGCGTCGTGTTCGAGTGCGTCGAGCAAGTGCCGATGACCGCGGCGTTCTGCACGTACTGGTCGTCGAGCACCTGGGCGTTGAGCGTCGCCACATCAGCCGCCAGCAGCGTGGTCGAGTATTGCACCGCAACCAGCGAAGACGATGACTTCGTTCCTAAAGTATGCGTCGCCATTTACTTCACCGGATCAAGTAAACGTCGCCGTATTGGAAGCAGAGCTTTCAATTCTACAGAAGAATTGTTGGTTTTCAATTAGCGTCCCATAGAATGTCTTCCACCCCACCACGCGCTGCTGGTTCAGCGGGTCGCTCTTGTCGGCGCGCAGCAGGGCGGTCCACTCGACATCCTTGAGCACGACCTGGGCGTAGGCGCCGCGGCCGAAGATGTAGGTCGGGTAGACGATAACGCCGGTTGCCGGGGCGGCGGGCGGGGTCTGGGCGAGGCCGATGCCGGTGAGGATGACGGTCGTGCCCGGCGGAAGCTGCACCGCCTGGCCGGTCTGCGGCCCGATCTGCGGACCCGACATACTGGTCGCGAGATTGCCGGGGCTGGTCGTGGTGCCGATATAGGCGCTGTAGGTGTAGCCGGGGGTCGAGGGCGTGGTGATCGAGATCGAGCCGTTGACGCCGCTGGTCGTGACCGCGCCCGACACCTGGTAGATCTGCGACTCGTACTGGTTCGTCCCGTCCGAGCCGGTGACGACGATGTAGTAGGTGCCGGCGGCGAGGTAGCCGGCGTTGCCCGCCGCCGGGCTGATCCCGGTGTTGGCGATGCCGGTCCAGCTCGGCACCATGTTGGAGCGGCAGAAGATGATGCCGCCCCACTCGCCGACCTCGTTGTTGTAGAGCCGGTTGATGTCGGAGAACGACCAGGCGGTGACGACCGTCGGGTTCTGCCGCAGGTCGTTCAGCGGCATCGGGTGGCCGACGCCGACGTAATGCTCGTGGGTGCGCGGGTTGTTCGACGCCTTGGCGCCGCCGGCCTGCGCGGCGAGGCGGGTGTCGGTTTCCTCGTCGCCCATGAAGTGCGGCGCGCCGATGGTCGAGAGCGTCGCCTCGGTGCGGTTGACGGTGATCGGGTCGAGCACGTCGCCCGACTGGATGAGCGCGCGCGAACCGCGCTTGTTGACGTAGTTGACCTGCGTCCCGCCGTTCAGGTTGTTGAACGTGTTGCGCTCAAGCGTCTCGGCCATCTGCAGGGCCATCAGCTCGTTCGCCTTCTTGATCAGCGGATGCTTGATCGTCAGCTCGCCGACATCGGTGATCGTCACCTTGTCGCCCCACTGCTGGGCGACGGCGCTGACCTGCGAGATCGTCAGCGTCTCGCCGATCGGCGGCACGCCCTCCGACAAGGGCGCATAGGGCAGCGGGATGCGGTTGAAACGGGTCGCGGTGTAGGTGGTGCCGCGGCCTTCCGGCAGGGTCGCCGGGTCGCCGAACTGATAGACCACCAATTGCCGCCTCGCCAGCGGCAGGGTCTCGTCGGCGATATATTGCTCGATGTCGCTTTGGAACTGCGAGCTGACGTTCACGGCCACGTGCGATTACCCCTCTGCTGCGGGGCAATGATGGCCCCGGATCAGAACCTGTAGCTTTCGAGGCGCCGCTGCCGGGCCTCGGCCTCGTTCCCCTGGCGGGTGCGCACCGCGTCGCCGCCGCCGCCGCCGCCTCGGGTGCGCTGTCCGGCAAGCCGGCGAGCGCCTTCCGCTACCTGCCCCGGCCGCGCTCGCACCGCGCGCTCCCGGATTTCCTTGCCGACGACGTAGTTCAACATGTCTTCGCGCGTGTAGCGCCAGTTGCCTGCGTCGCGGTTCAGCTTCAGCAGCCGTTCGACCTCCGCCTCGTGGCGCCTCGCGTTCGGGTCGCTCGCCTTGAGCGTCTGGTATCCCGAGCGGTCGGCCTGGTCGAGGGTCTGCAGCTGAAGCTGGACAAATCTCTGGTTGGTCTCCTGCCTATGCTCCGCAACAATGTCCTGCGCCACTTCCTCCGGGCTCATCATCGAGCGCCGCACGGCCCTCGCCTCGGCTTCGCGCTGGACCGCCTGCGGGTCAGGACGGCTTACGCGCTGCTCAAGCTCCCGGAACCGCCTGTCGAACTCCTGCCGCTCGCGATCCCGCGCGGCCTCGGCTTCCTGCGCCCGGCGCCTTAGCGCGCGGACCGTCTCCTGCGAACGGGGTCGGCTCCTGGCGACATCGCCGGCCGCAGCGGCTTCACCTCCTTGGTGATCTTCTCCCGTTTCATCCGCGCCGGGCTCGCCGCCGGCATCTCCTTGCCCTTCGGCATCGGCAATGACGCCTTCATCGCCATCCGGTTCGATTTCGTCTTCGATCGGGCCAAGGTCGTCGATCTCCTCCAGGGGAGCCGGATCAGGCGGCATCGTCTCTCCTCGGGCTGCGTTCGCCCGCTCGGGTGCGCGGCTGCGATCGCCGGCTCGTATCTTGCTCTTTGCGCCAAACGATTGCGGGATGTCAAGCGCCGGCATTGCGTGATAGATTTCGGAACGCTGCGGCGGCGTGGTAGGAACACGCTCGGAAGTGTGGGGTCTCGGGGGTTACTGTCGGGAAACCCGGTCGCTCGCTGGTGAGGATTCAGGTTAAAACCACGCCTCACGTCAACAGCGGCGATCTGGTCCGGTCATACTGTCGGGGCGAACCTGAGGACACGGCGGGACTGCGCCCACTGCTGAAGTCCCAAGCTGGTGAGATCGCGGTTTACGGGAGCCGATACAAATCCAGCCCGCAGCGCTCACATCCGCCGAGGCATGCCCACGGCGCCGGCGGCCGGCATCGCATCGGGCCTGATCGCGCCGACGGGAGCCTTCATCATGCGGGGACCGGCCGGCTGCGCGCCCATCCGCGGCGGCGCTCCGCCCCTTCCCGGCTGCGGCGTGCCCGCGACGCCGGGCTGGCCGGCGGCACCCGGAACGCCGGGCGCGCCCTGCTGGGCGAGCATCTGCTTCATCTGCGCCTGCGCCTGCGCCTGGGTCTTCATCTGCATCGCGTGGACGTGGCGCTGCATGTGGACGCGGATCGTGCCGTGCGGGTCGCCGGTCTCGGTCATCGCCTGCTGGTGCAGCTTCAGGTGCTCGGCGTCCGGGTCGAGCGGGTGGACCTGGAGGTCGTAGCCGTCGGCGAGAAGCGAGTTCTCCAGGTCGGGGGCGACCGACAGCTCCTCGCGCATGTCGCGCAGCACGAGGGGCGCGATGCGGGCGCCGAAGGCCGCCTGGGCGGCAACCTCGATCACCGGCCCGAGGCGCAGCGAGTAGCCTTCCTGCACGAGGTCTTGGCGCAGCCCGCGCGCGATGTTGATGAAGGCGAGCTGCTGCTGGATTTGCGCGGCGTTGCGCGCCTGCTCGACGCCCCACCAGCGGAAGAGGTAGCGGTTGCGCGATTGCAGCGGCGGCACCTTCTCCATCGCCGCGCGCAGGCCCATCTCGCCGAAGGCGCGCACCGTCATGTCGGCGTCGCGGTACTGGTAGTCGAGGTCGACGAACCAGCCCATCAGCGGCGTCGCGATGTTCTCTTCGAGCACCGAGGTCGCCTCCGCCGTCGACAGCAGCTCGACCTGCTGCTCCATCGCGATCTCGGCCTGGTTGCGCTTCGCCCCGGCGCGTCCGGTCTGCTGCGGCATCATCGCCGGGCTGACCGAGAGCGCCTGAAGGATCTCCTGCTTGTAGGCCGCGACCTGGGCCATCGCGTCCTGCCACAGCTTCGGGAACTCCATGAACTTGACCTTGTTGGGGTCTACTTCCCAGATCGCCGCCATGTTGAGGATGAAGGGGCCGTTCCCCGCCTCCGGGTCTTTCGCGACGATCGGCAGCATCGAATAGGTCGCGCTGTCGGCGCCCTTGTTGGCGGCGTCGTTGGCCTCGTACTGCATCGAGGCGATCGGCGCGACCAGCGGCTCGCCCTTGAAGACCCCGGCGATCTTCTGCACCGGGGCCGAGAGCAGCGGGCAGAGATCGTTCCAGTAGGGGTTGCGCTTGCAGCCGATGACCGTCGTCGAGGCGCCGAGGTAGAAGCGGCACAGCCGCGGCTCGCCCTTCTCGGCATAGCCGCCGTCCTTGGAGAGCGGCAGCATCGCCCAGGTTTCCCATACGAGGGCATGCCCGCCCTTGGCCTTGATGCCCACCGCCTCGTTCAATTCCTTCGAGGCGTCGTGCCGGTTGGTCATCTGGTCGTCGGCGGCCTTCGACATCTCCTTCAGCAGCCTCTCGCCATCAAGCTCACGGATGTCGCCGTCGGCGATGAGCTTTTTGATCTTGCCCTTGGACCAGCGCCGAACGATCGCCACGGCGCCGCCTGAATTCAGCGCCTCGTCGACGCTACTGGCGGTCGCCGGCAGGACCAGCACGTCGCTGTCGTGCAGCACCTCGACGCCGGGATAGCCGTCGACGATATCATCGACCGCGATGTCCTCGACATCCTCGCCCGGCAGCTCGATGGGCGGCATGCCGGGGCCGGGCCGCACCCGCAGCCCGCGTGTTTCACGTGAAACAACCTGGCGGCGGATTTCCCGCCAGTCGACGATGAGGTTGTACTGGCCCTCGACGTCGCCGTTGCGGCACAGCGCCTTGAAGACCTCGGTCTTCAATTTCTGCTTCTGGATGTAGTGGTCGAGGATCGCGACGATGGCGTGCGGCATGCTGCCGTCGCTCGACACCGCCTCGACATAGCGGCCGTTCGCCGGGAAAAGCTGGTTGACGAAGCGGGTGGCGCGGGCGTCGATCGCGTTGCGCACAATCGGCACATAGATTTGCGCGTTGCCGTTGTAGAACTGCTCAGGGCCGAAGCGGCAGTTGTAGATGTTCCAGTAATCGTTCTGCCGGTTGGAGCGCTCGGCCTGGTCCTGCCAGCCCTTCCTCACGTCCTCCCAAATCTCGGCGAGGCGCTTGCGGCAGGACGAGCCCATGCGGCCGGCGATGTCGCGGTCGCGTTCCGGCTCGGGATCGTCATCCTCAATTTCCTGGTCGAGGACGTCGGCGTCATCCGGCATCGGCGCTAGACCTGGACCCCTTCGGACCAGTCCTCGGCCGGCGCCGGGGCGGCGGGCGGCTCATAGGGAGCCGGCCGATACGGCTCGGGCTCGGGCTCCGGGGCGGGCTTCGGCTCATCCTTGGGGGCGGTCGCGATGGCCTGGAACATCAGGAGTTCCATGAAGTCCTGCCGCATCTGCGGGTCGCGCACCATCGCCTCGACCTGGCCCTGTCCCTCGGGACCGGCATCCTCGCGCGCCTTGCCCAGCGCCTTTGCAAGATCGAACATTTCTACCTCGCCTCGCGTGATGGCATCGCCGACTCGTAGCGCCGGCCCTGAGCGTCATACGCGAAGTTCTTGCCGCTGTCATCCGGCGTCGGGCCGATGCCGGATGCGAGGAGGCCGCAAAAGCTTTCCAGCCCCTCGATCAGCACCCGGTACGGCCCCTCCTCGGCGTGCGCGGCGATGACGCCGTTCTTGCCCAAGGCCCGGCTGTAGCCGCCGGTCAGCGCGCCCAGGGTCCAGCGGGCGTTTTCCGAGACGAGGAGGGCGGGGGCGCCGCGGGTGCGCCGGCTCATCCGCTCGCGCAGGTATTCGCGCCCCGCGTCCTCGGCGGTGCCGCGGCGCACTTCGGCCGGGATGCGGCGGATCGCCTGCGCCAGGCCGACGTTGTTCCAGTCGTTCCAGTGGTGCGGCGGGCAGCGCCAGGCGATCGGCAGGCGAACGAGCTGGCTCCTCGCGGCCGGGATTTTCAGCGCCTCGTGCCAGTTGGCGGGCCGCGCGGTCACGTCGATGCGGGTGACGTCGCCCCACAAGGCGGCCTCGGCGTGGATGTCGGAAACCAGTTCTGGCGGGGTGCCCTCGCGTATCCAGTCGGCGAGGATGCGCAAGGCGCCGCCCTCGGCTTGGAGGAGGATCGCGGTGACGATGGCGCCGGTGGCGTTGGCGGCGAGGTAGAGCGGCTGGCCCGGCGCGGCGCGCAGGTTCGGGTCGATCGCCTCTTCGGAGAAGTTGTCGTAGATCGGCGCGCCGGGGCGCATCAGGAGGGCATAGGCAAGCGCGTTGGGCGCGTCGATGCGGCCGGTCGGAAAGGACATCAGCTGCTCGGCCAGCACCCGCTGCTCGCCGGCGAAGATCACCTCGCGCGCCTTGAAGAAATCCTGCAGGCCGCGGATGAAGCGGTGCTTGTCGCGCGGCGCGCGCACCGCCTTCAGCGGCACGTCGAGGCGGCGGCGGGCCTTCTCGTGGCGCAACGGCTGCATCAGGAACTCGTTGAGCCCGTCCTCCTCGACCCCGGCCCAGACCGGGCGGAACTCTTCCGCGGTGTCGAGGATGTCGGCGACGATCTCGTCGGGTTTCCACAATTGCGCGTCGGAGCGCCAGACCACGAGACGGTTGCTGACCCACGACCACACCGCCTTGCCGGTGGTCGCGCTGCGCCGCTTGGTGGTGCGCGCCGGGTCGTGCATCGAATAGACCGCCTGCCAGGTGCGCACGCGCGGCTCGACCCGGATCATCTCGGGCAGGAAGTCACGCTCGGCGTCGCTCACCGCCTCGCACATGAACTCGCGGCTCCACGAGGTCATCTCGCCGAGGCGGCGGTAAAGCTCGCGCTCGCGCTCGATCCAGTCGGCGGGAAAGGCGGCGGGCCAGGTCGGGGCGGGCTTGCCCTCGGCGTCAAGGCTCTCGATCGGGTAGACCGCGGTGGTCCAGTCGCTTTCTTTCCAGAGACGCATCGGCACGCTCTGCTGGTCCATCGGCGTTGCGCGGACGCGCACGCGGCGGTGCGGCGCGCAGGCGGGCAGCAGGTCGGCAAGGAACCAGCGCAGCGTCTTCGCCCGGCCCTCCGGGGTCTGTACCGTGTCCTTGTCCTCGAAATCATCGGCGAGCACCAGGTCGGGTCGCCATTCGAGATGCTTGATGCCGCGGATGTCCTGGTCGCGGCCCATCGCCTGAATGCACACCCCGCCCGCGGTGACGATGCGGGTCTGCGTGTCGGTGGTGAAGTCCTGCGGGCCGAAGACGCGCTCGATGCGCTCGTTGGTCTTCAGCTCGTGGATGACCGAGGCCAGGCGCTCGGCGGCGCGGCGCTCGGAAGAGCCGATGATGAGGATGTTGCGGAAGAGGAAGCGGTAGCAGGCGGCGAGAACGATGTCCTCTTCGGCGTAGGTCGACTTGGCCGAGCCGCGGAAGGCGAGGATTTGCGAGTAGCGGCGCGGCGCCCAGAAATCGGCGACGAAGGCTTTGTGAATCGGCGAGGCCGCAAGGCGGTGGCGATGCTCGAAGAAAAAGTTATGCGCGAACCACGGATCGTCGATGAACTGGCGGAAGATGTCGCCGCGCTTGGCGACGAGCGGATCGTCGCTCAGGGTCAGCCTCCGCGGGTCATTGCATCACCAGGGCGCCGATCTCGCTGTCATCGGCGTTCTCGATGAAATCGGCGATGGTCCGCAGCTCGGCCGCCATGCGGTAACGATCGTTCGGCCAGTCGCCCTCCCCCTTGATCCTGACCAGGAGGTCGCGCTGGTCGCCGTAGGAGACGTGCAGCGTATAGGCCGGCGTCACCATGAGCAGAGGAGGCCGGCTACCTTGCTGACCTCCGAATCGCCGGTGGTGTTGGCGAGGGTCTGAATCGAGCAGGCAAGCTGGGCGGTGTCGGAGAGCACCGTGACGCCGGTGGCGGCGCTCGCGATCCACGCCGGAAGCTGCGGCAGCAGCGTCACCGCCGCGGCGCCGCTCGCAGCTCCGGCCAGCGGGGCGCAGGCGGACGGCAGCAGCAGGGCCGCCGCGGCTCCGGCCAGCGGGGCGCACACGGACGGCAGCAGCAGGGCCGCCGCAGCCAAGGTCCGGCGCATCACGGGAGCGGGGCCGCCGGAGGCGTGGCGACGGGGGCCGCGACGGGCTGGGCCGGGACCGCCGGATGGATGAGGATCAGGTTCGCCAGCGTCACCAGGTCGTTCGCCCCCTTGAGGAGCTTGGCAATGCCGCCCTCGCCGGTCGTCATGTCGCTGACGGTCTGCTCGGCCTCGGCCAGCACCGCGGAATTGGAGACGACGGCTTCAACGTCGGCGAGGATCGAGGTGAACATGGACATGACGGGTTTCCCTTTTGGTCGTTGCAGGACGAGCTTGACGAAGAGGCGGAAGAGGATCGCGCGGCCCCAAGCTCCGATGGCGGCGATCAGCCAGCCGAGGAACATGGGTCAGCCGGGCGGGACGGCGAGGGCCGTAGCCTGTATTCGGCCATTGCCGGCGGTCTTGGTCTGGTAGGTGATCTTCTGGTACGGGTCGAGGCGGTCGAGGCCGGCGTCCTTGACGGCGGTGGCGTGGACGAAGATGTCGGGGCCGCCCGCGTCGTCGGCGATGAAGCCGTAGCCCTTCTGCTCATTGTACCACTTCACGGTTCCGCTCGGCATGGTCCGCTCGCTGCAAGGCCCGGCTGTCGCGAGCGGGATGACATGCCGGGTTGCGCGGTGTCAAGAAAAGAAAACGCCGCCTCGGTTGGGGAGGCGGCGTTTTCCCGATTGACTTGGCCGCGAGGCCTAGGTCACTCTGCGGATCAACGCCGGGCTGCATCGGCGGACCCCGCCTTTCGTAGAGGCGCAGATGTCAGGTAGCACCGCACCACCCCGGACACAAGCAGAGATCGCGGCTTTTTTCGAGCCGGCGCGATATTCCGTGCGGCCCAAGGAATGCCGGCTGCGCGACAGCGAGGACGGGCGCGCGTATCCGTGCTGGGTGCGCGACGGCCGGGATGCCTGGACGCGCAGGGGTGCGGGCGGCGAGTGCGAGGGTTGCGGCGGGCGCCCGCAGGCCGGCGCTTCCCGGTACCGGAAGATATTGCAGGAACTCGTCTTGGCCGCAACGTTAATTCCGTGAACATCCAGCTCACGCACCAGGTCGAGCGGAACAAGCGGATCATCGCCTTGCGCGAGGAGGGGCTGTCGACGGCGTGGGTCGCGGCCCGGATGCGCGAGGAGGGCTGGCCGGGGGTGACGAAGAACACCGTCATCGGGGTGCTTCGGCGCGCCATGATGTTGATGCCGGCCAGCCGCACGGACGCGCCGGTCGCCGGCTATGTCCGCGGGCTGACGACGTTCCAGCGCCTTGATGCGTTGGAAGCGCGGTTCAAGGCGACGATAGCCGAGCTGGCGAAGCGGTCGAGCCATTTCTGGCGCGCGCCGCAGAAGCCGGGCGAGGGGAATTGCCTACATAGGCGCGCCGGACCATTGGACTATGGGACGGGGGTCAAGGAAGCACCGTGACGCGCTACGTCTACGCCGCCTATCGCGAACACATTGCGCTGGTCTCCGAGTGCTGGACCAAGCGCGAGGCCACTGCCCTGGTCAAGGCCCTGCGAGGGCAGGGCCGGGCTGACGTCAGCCATTGGTTCCTCGACAAGCCGATCGAGCGGGCGATCGTGCCGTGGCCTGCGCTTCGTGCGGCCATCGAGGCCCGCGCTTCTCTCGATCCCTCGGTTCAGGCCGCCGTCATGCTGCCGGCCGCCAAGGCCGACCCGATCTCCGTGCGCCGCCGCAGGCGCCCCAGCAAGCCGAAGGTTCCCGCCCTCGCACGCATTACGGTCGAGCGGTCGGGCAACATACCTCGCAAGGACACCGAGAACCGGCCGAAGGCGCACCCGCTGGCCGGACTCTCGTGGCTGAAGAAGAACGATCCGTCGCACCAGAAAAGGACAAAGGCAGCGAGACGTGCCCGAGCCAAGGGCTCGCGCATCCACTCGCTCCACCGCCCGAGCCTGCGCTGACGCTGCGGGCCGGCCGTCACACACCTCCGTGGGAAGGGAACCTACGGAGGGTAGGGCAACTATGGTCAAAACGTCGCGTCAGCGACACACCCCCAGCCGGCCCAGCCGGAGGCGCTTCCCGCAGGGCATCGTGCAGCCGATGGACCGAACGGTTTTCGCCGCCTGCGGTAGGGTCGGCAGCCGTCCGGAAGCGTCGGACAACTGAGAAACCGAAAATCGCTAGCGGTTCGGGAAGGGGGGCAGTAAATCTCGAGCCCACCCCGTCGGCTCCCTGGTTCTCCCCGAATAGCACGCGCGCGTGAGAGGCGCGGCAGGGGAGGGCAAACACCCCGGCCTCGCCAGGTGGCGCAGGCGGAAGCAACCGTCGCTGCTCGCGGCAGGCCCATGCAGCGGGGGCGCTTGGCCACCCGGCGTGCGACAACATGTAGCACAGGCGGCTCAGTGGCGCACGGGAGTCAGATGCTTTTGTTCTCTGTGCGTTCAGGTGCTTCGGGTGAGGATAGGTAACCTGATACCTCACCATTCGACGAGCACTGCACGAGCATCATGCACCCGGGCACGTCACGAACATGGGTGTTGACATAACCCTTCGATCGCGCCAGCATGAGGCATTGGCAGACGGAGGGTGTGATGACGCAGACCGCACGGATCATCGAGCTACATTCCTCGTCATCGGCAAGGGAGAACGTCATGACCGCATCAGCTTGGAACACCATTCTTACCGCCCCCGAACTCGACGCGCACTATGCGCTTACTGCTTCGCTTGATCCTCGATATGCGGCAAGCGAGCGCGCCTTTTACGAAAGCCGCACGCCGACTCAATTGCGGGTCCTCGCGGCGCAAGCTTGGGATTGCAATGAGCCAACGGCTTATCGACTTGCGCGCTCTCATGCCGACTTAGTGGAGGTTTAGTCATGGCAAATGATGGCGCATTTCTAACAGTTGCGGTCTCAAGTGAGGAATCCCTAGCTGCTCATATCGTAAACGCTAGTGGAGTAGCTGGCACCCCGAGCAAGAGCTTTCAGGCGCGCGTCGGCGAGTGGATGGCCGCAACATTCAGTCCGGAAATCTGTGCCGACACCACCGAGCGCAATCATCGTTTCCTCGAAGAAGCGCTTGAACTCGTTCAGTCCCTCGGCTGCACGGCGAGCGAGGCGCACCAGCTCGTCGACTATACGTACGACAGGCCGCAAGGGGATGTGAACCAGGAAGTCGGCGGGGTGATGGTGACGTTGGCTGCCCTATGCCTGGCGGCCGGCAACGACATGGACGCCGGTGGCGAAGCGGAGCTTGCGCGCGTCTGGACGAAGATCGATCAGATCAGGGCGAAACAGGCAAGCAAGCCGAAGCATTCCCCGCTGCCAGAGGCTAATCTTGAAACTAATCTCTGTGATGACTGCCCGCCATTCGATTACACTACTGACGCGACGCGCTGCGCGCCCTGCCCCCGACGTGCCCATCGCATGCTCGGCCCGTCGTGCATGGGGGCATTGGCAACCAATGAACCGTGTCGTCCCGATGAGACGCTGAGACGTTGCACGATTTGCGGTTTCATCGTGGACACGAAGTTCAAGGCGGAGCTTTAAGCCCGTGCCCTCGCTTGAGGCCGCGCATGCCTGGCGCGAGAAGATGCGCGAGGCCAAGCGCCAGGGGCTTATCGATCGCATCCCGGGGCGCCACCGCGACCCCAATTTCGTGCGCACCCCGCGCGGCGTTCGTGCCAAGATCACCCCCGGCCGCACCCGCATCGACATCGCAAAGGACTATCTGACCGAGATGGATCAGAAGGAAGCCTGGGGCGAGCTCATCGCCTTCGACGAGAAGGGCGAGAAGCTGCCGGCGCCGCTCACCTACGGCCAGCGCCTCGAGCAGCTCACCGGGCTCGCGCTGCGCACCGCGCGCGAAACCCTCGAGATGCCCATCGACATGGAGAAGCCCGATCCGCAACTTCTGCGCATCAAGAACGACATGGCCCGCTCGATCATCTCCGCGCAGGTCAAGATCGACCAAAGCGCCTTCAAGGCCCAGCAAGCCGGCCAGATCATCGACCTGCTGCGCGAGATCGCCGACGCCAGGAAAAAGGATGACGACCTGTGAGAATATCGGAATGCACCGCGCTCGCGCTCGCTGCGATGGCCCTGAAATTTGCCGGCGCCGTCGCCCATGCCGACGACTGCCCGGCGATGCTCAAGTCCCAGCTTCAGCGCCACGTCGGCGAGCTTCAGGCGCAGATCGCCGCGCTCCCCTCGGACAAGCGCCACAGCGCCGAGGACGAAGCGCTGGAGATGAGGAACCTGGGGCGCCAGCTTGAGGGCACGCAAGCCGCCCTGGCGCGCTGCAATTGAGCGCGGAGGAGCGAGATGGACTGCGACTGCCCGATGAGCCTTCTCGACGGCATTGTCGGCTGGATACTGCTCATCGACAGGGCTGTCGGCCTCTGGCTGCCGACGATGGTGATCTGCATAACCTGGTGCCTCTTGCGCGAGCAACTGGAACGCTTGCGCTACTGGCTGACCAGGCCTGGTCAGGTGCGCACACCGGAATACCTGCGCAGGGAACATGACACGCTGCACGGCTGAGGCCGCCCCGGGCGTCCTCCACGTCGTCAGGACCGAAACCCTCCTGTGGAGGCTCGAAGCCTTCGCCAACGTCCGAGCCGATTACAACAACCATAGGTTCACGCGAAAGCAGGTCGCCAAACTTCGTGAGATCGCCGCCCGCAAGCGCGCCAAACATGGCGAGGTGACGCAACTTGCCGAGCTGTGGGGTCGCAACTTGCGCGTCCTCTATACCTATCTCGGCTGGATCAGGCGAGGATGCGAGCCGCGATACTGGCGGCAGATATAGCGCCTAGCGCGCCCACCACGGCGGCGACACGTCGTCCGGCCTGACGTAAACCCCCTGCCGCCACTCCAGCGGCAGAGCCTTCAGCTTCGGCCCGTAATTGCTCTTCATGCCGGCAAGCTGAAGCCCGTCCTTGTCCTCGTGCAAATAGAGCCGCGAGCGCACCGAGTTGTTCCACGCGACCGAGCCGGATTCGCCGGTGCCCAGCGCCCGCCCGGTGTTGCTCGGGTGCTTGGTGAAGATCACCACGCCTTGCAGCTTGATCGCCAGCCGCCGCAGCAGCGAGATGTAGGCCACCACGTCCAGCTCGACCAGCTGATTACCGCGAAACGTCTGCGTCGCCGTATCGACGATCACATACTGCGCCCCGAATTGGGCGGCACGCGCCCAAATCCGGTTGAAGAACTCAGTCGGCTTGGGCTTCCTCGTATAATTCTCGAACTCCAGAAGCGTGTTGTCCTGGGCGACGCGCGGCAGCAGCAGCAAGTCCTCGTCCAGGTCGCCGAACTCGCAGCCGTAATGCCGGTTGATGTCCGCCTGGCGGCGCACCATCTCGGGCTCGTCATCCTCGCAGCCGAGGAACAGCACGCGTCCCGGCCGCACGTCGAGGCCGAGCCATTTGCGCCCACCGCCCCCGGGAGCTCCAATGGCGGCGACCGTCGCGAGCTGCTGAAGCAGCAGCGACTTGCCGATCCCGCCGTCACCCGAGACCATGCCGACGGTGCCCTTGGCAAAGCACCCCTCGACCATCCACTCGCGCCGCGGCGGCTCCTTCCCCTGCCACGAGGCGAGCGAAACCCCCCGCAGCTCGTCCCGCTCGAAACCGGCGTCAACCCGCCGTGGCGCCCCCCAAGGCCCCGCCATCGCAACCCCACCCTAAGTCGTGATCTTAGGCGTTCCGCTATGCGTTAGCAGCTTATAGAGTTCGTGCCGATGCGCCGAGTCCTCGGCAATCAGCCGGTCCACCAGCCGCAGCGCCCCGTAGCCCGAGGGGCGCAGCACGCAAACCCCCTCGCCGCCGGCCTTCAGCCAGCCATAAGGCGTCCTGTGCACCCGCAACGGCTCCTCCGGGTCGCCCACCTCGCCCAGCATCTCCGCGGCGCCCCAGCGCAGCGCCCAGCGCTCCGGCGTGTCCGGGTGCCAGGCAACCAAATCCTCGACGCCGTAGAGATAGCCCAGCCACGGATCATCCTCAGGCAGCGCGCCCGACCAGGCGATCTGACGCCAGCCCTCCATATCGATCGACATAGCTGGCGTGACAAACGCCTGGACGCCGCCTTCGTGAGGCTGCCACAAGCCGCCGTCCGAACTGAGCATGATCCGAGCAACGCCAACGAGCGGAAGAACTTCCTCCGGGAGCCCCGATAGTCGTTCCGGGCTGCATTCCGCCATCGCCGCAATACTTCCCCGCCACTCGCGCAGCCCGCGATCGCCCGATTCGCGGAACCGACGATAGAGGTACACCCGCGCCTCGGCCGGCGTCACGGCCGCAGCGCTTCGTAGGTCTGCGTGTCGTCGAGCAAGCCGTCGCTGCGCGGCTTGACCCAGCCGTTGCGGATCAGGACCTCCGCCGTCCGCCACGGCACCGCGCAGCCGTTCTGCAGCGAGTAGCGATGCAGCTTCTGGTCGCTGTCATAGGTCTTCATCAGCGGCGATTGCGCGATCCGCCGCAGCCACATCGTCTGCTCCGTCGTCGGCAGAGCCTTCTTCGCCTTCGCCATCTCATCCCTCCATCGCCCAGATAGACACGACGCAAGCTTCGCCGAAGCCGGCGCGCACGATCCGCAAATCATCGATCAGGTTGTCGTCGGCAATGACCGACTGCGCCACGAGAAGGTCCAGCAGCGGCTTCAGCGCGTTGTCCACGTCGCGCCGCCGGTGCAAAGGCGCCTCGATCAGCACTCGCACCAAGCCAGCGATCGGCCCCACCTTCTGCAGCTTCACCGCCCAGCCGGCATCGTGCAGCCAGCGCCGGTAATCGGGCGATTTGCGGCGCGAGCGCAAGCCGTAGGACGGGAAAAGATTGTTGGCCGACGGCGGGATCGGCGCCGTGAAGCGCCGCGCCGGAGCCTCACTCGGCCAGGACGGCATCGTCCGCGACCTTGCGCCGCCAGGCCCGCGTCCGGCGCAGGCCCTCGATCTTCGTCGCCCGCACCGCATCCTCCGCCAAGGTGCCGACGCTGATCCCGGTAAAGCCCGAGACCTTGCCCAGCACCTCGCTATCCAGCCGCACCGTCGGGCGCGAGGCGGCGCCATACGCCTTCGGGGGGCGCAGTCCGCAGAGCTTGTAGGCGGTGAAGACGGCAACCCCCGCCAGCTCGGCAAAGTCCACCGGCGACAGCGAGTGCGCCGCCATGAACCGTCCCAGCTCGGTATCCGACGCCAAGAGGCGGCTGCGCAGATCGTCTCTCATGGAGAGGCTTGTATCAAAAACCCTGCGTTCGTACAATAGGGCTTGCGTGCCGCGGAGGATCGTGATAACCCTTCATTCGCAACACACATGGAGGCGGTGATGGACGAAACCTACCTGGGCGATAGCGTCTATGCCGAGCATGACGGCTTCCACGTCTGGATATGGACCAACAACGGCATCGACCGCAGCCGGAAGATCGCCCTCGAGCCGGCCGTCCTGGATGCCTTGGCGGCGTACCGGGGCGAGCTTGTCGAGCGCCGCCGCGCGGCCTTGCTGGAGGGGCAGCCGTGATCACCACCAGCCTCTCGCCCGAGGCGCTGGCGCAGCGTCGCCTCGGCATCGGCGGCAGCGATGCGCGGATTGTCGTGCATGGCGAGCCGGCTGAACGCTACGCGCTCTGGAAAGACAAGATCGGCGAGGCCAAACCAAAAAAGATCATGTCGGATTGGAATTATGCGCTGCGCATGGCGACGGAAACCCTTCAGCTCGACTGGTACGAGCACTGCAACCCAGGGGCCAGGGTCCACAATCGCGGAAGCGTCCTTGTGAGCGAGGACTATCCGTTCATGCGCTGCACCCTGGACGGCGTTCTTAAGCCCACCAACGTTCCGATCAACGCCAAGCACGTCAGCCGGTGGACCAAGGAAGCGCGCGAGTGGTGCATCGAGCACTACACGCCGCAGGTCACGCACGAGGCCATCGTCTGCGAGGCGGATTACGGCCTCCTCTCGCTGCTTCACGGCGAGAAGGAGCCGGAGATTATCCGCATCGACGTGGACCCGATCTACGCCGAGCACCTGATCGCCCGCGAGCGCGATTTCTGGCGCCGCGTCGAGGAGCGGACACCGCCGGAGGACTGCGCCGAGCTGGACGCGCCGAAGACGGCGGTCAAGGTCGAGCGCCTGCGCCATCTGACGATCGACGGCGAGCCCGGTTCGCCCGCCTGGGTCGAGATGGTGAGGCGCAACCAGTGGGTGCCCGAGCTGGTGACGCTCTTCGGCGATTTCAGCCGGACCCACGCGGCCGCCGCGGTACATGCGATCACCCGCGAGAACATCAAGAAGCTGCTGCCCGACGACGTCGGCGAGGTCGAGCATGCGCTGGCGCGCGTCACCCGCAACCGCGCCGGCAGCGTGACGATCGCCCTGAAGGAGAAACCCGATGCCTGAGCCTCTTATGCGCCCGCTGCGGTCGAGCAACATCGCCGCCGCCGGCTATGACGACGAAAGCCGCACGCTCTTCGTCGAGTTCCTTTCCGGCTCGCTCTATGCCTATGACGGCGTGCCTCGCGAGGTTTACGACGATCTTTGCGGCGCCCCCTCGCCCGGCCGCTACTTCGCCTCGCGGGTCACGGGCGTCTACACCTATCGGCGGGAGGCTTGAGATGACCGAGATTTTGCCCATCGACGAACAAAAGCTTGCCCTCATCGAGAGCTTCCATCTCGGCAGGGGGGGGCATTCATCCTTTGCCGTCGGGGCCTGCGCGCTGGAGTTGGTCAGCTATGTCGCGGGCGAGCCGTGGTCCGATCATCCGGCGTGCGTCTGCCCGGTGCTGGGCGCGTTTTTCCGAGCCTGGAATGACGGGCTGCCGGACGACGAGCGAAACACGATCCTCAAGCCGTTTCTCCCGCGGCTGATCGGCACGAACGGCGGCCCCGCGCTTGCCGAGCGACGGGCGCTGATGGCGGCGGATTGGCTGATCCGCGTTCACACGCCCGCGTGGCTTCGTCTCGCAAAACTGGATGCGCACGCGGACGCGCTGTCCGCCCTACCCGAAATCACGGCGATGACCGCAATCCCATCCGTCCGAGGCCCTATAGAGGCGGCGAGACGCGATGCGGTAGCTGCCGGGGCTGCTGCCTGGGATGCTGCCTGGGCTGCTGCCGGGGCTGCTGCCCGGGATGCTGCCCGGGCTGCTGCCTGGGATGCTGCCCGGGCTGCTGCCGGGGCTGCTGCCTGGGATGCTGCCGGGGCTGCTGCCTGGGATGCTGCCTGGGATGCTGCCTGGGCTGCTGCCTGGGATGCTGCCTTGGCTGCTGCCGGGGCTGCTGCCCGGGATGCT